GTGTAATACCCGATATTTTTTTTGTAAATTAGCAGTATGGACAATGTTCTTATTGATACCTCGGAAATGGATAAGTTTGCTAAGAAATTGGCGTTACTTCCAAAACAAGCCTTACCGAATGCTGTAAGAAACTGTTTGAATTCAGCAGCATTTAACATGAAAACCAAAACATTGCCGGAATCAGGTGAAAAAAACTTTGAAAACAGAACAAAGAATTTTTTCAAAGCCAATTCAACATTCAATAAAGCGACGGGTTTCAATATGGACACCATGCATTCAATTGTTGGTATGAGTAGTGACCGCTTAAAAGACAAATCAACAAACTATGCGGTAAAGGATTTGGAGCAACAAGAGCACGGAGGCAACATAAACAAAAAGTCGTTTATTCCAATGAAGCAAGCCCGTACTGGAAAATCAAACAGTAGGGTTGTTGCGAGTAAAAATCGCATGAATGTTATCAATGAAAAAAACATCACTTCATTAAATAGGGGTTCGTCAAAAAACAGAAAACAACAATTTATCAGGGCGGTAATTTATGCCAAATCCCATCAAGATGGTTTGGTTTTGGGACACCGCACCCGATCAGGTGGGCGCACTTTGTTTCGAGTGGATGAGGTTTCTCAAAACATAAAATCAAAAAAACTTAGACTGAAGTTAACACCAATATACAATGTTCAGAAAGGGCGTAAAATTAGTGTTACCGCAACTCATTTTGTAGAGGAAGCATCGAACAAAACAAAAAAAATGATACCTTTGTTTTTCAAAGAAGCATCCGAATTTCAGTTTAAAAAACACTTGAAAATATGAGTTGGCCGGAATTAGTAAAATCTAAAATGCAAATTACAACTGGTGACGGTAAAACGTTCGAGGTTTTATATTTGTTGGATTCTGTTAAAGGCTCATTCGAATACAACGTTTCTGAGTTCCATTTTCCTGAAGTTTCAGGCACAAAAGTTGATAGGCGTTTACGGAAAGGTAAGCGCTACCAACTGGAGTTTTATTTCCAAGGTGATGACCATATTGACCAATGGAAAGAATTTGACAATTCATGTACCGATAAAAGGTCATGGGGCGTATTGCATCCGTTTTATGGGCTGATTTCAGGCGAACCAATCAGTATTGGTTTTGATTCTTCAGGGCTTAATGTAACAAAAGTTGAAGTCACTTTTGTTGAAAGTATTCAACAAGCAGGACCTCGAAACGTTTCAAGCCCATCAGATAATTCAAAAAAAGCAGTATCAAAAGCAAGGGACGTAAACAACACTTTCTTTCTGGCACAAGTTAAGCCTACGGCAAACGACGTAAGTAAGATGAAACAAAACGTCAATGATGCTTACAGTATTGGGTCTGCTATTGTTACCGTAAACGATATTGCAAGTCAATATTTCAATTTATATCAAACCGCTTTAAAATATTTGAATACCGCATTGAGCGATGCGACAATTGGGATAAATTTTGTTCAGGACTTTTTGACTTATCCCGCTTCATTTTACCTGACTGTAAAAGAGCGTTTGAAATTATTGCAGGATCAATTCAATAAACTTGGTGAGCAGTTTGAAAATTTGCTAACACCAAACGAAAAGAAGATTTATGAAAATCAACAAAGTTCAATTGTTACAGCTATAATTGAAACCGTGCTAACTCCATTGCAAGGCGATTATACAAATTCAGTTGATGTCATTGGTGCTATTGAGGGCGTGCTTAGTGTTTACAACGAACTCATTAAGCAGATTCAAGAATTGCAAACGCCAACTGGAATGGATGAAGATTCCTATTTGCCTGATTCGGAATTAATCGAAAGCCTAAATTTCGCTGTCAATTATGCGATTTCAAATCTTTTCGAGATTGCGTTAAGAGCAAAACAAGAGCGTGTTATTTACCTTGAAGAAGATTCAAACATCATTCTTTTGGCACACCGTTTTTATGGATTGTTACCTGATGACTCTACAATAAATTATTTTGTTGATACAAACAATATCGGTATTTCTGAAACATTAATGGTTGAAAAAGGGCGTAGGCTTGTTTATTACGTATGATTCTAAAGATATTTGACCGGTTTAAAGTTCGTCAAGTCGAATTTTTTAGTGACTTCAATTTGTCGCTAGGTTATGATTCCTTTGGTTCAACTTTTTCATTCAGTTTTTATTTTGACCCCGACAACCCGGAACACAAAGAATTGGCTTGTGTTACGCATTTTCATGATTGTGTTGTCGAGCATAATGGTGAGATATTGGTTTCAGGGTTTGCTTTAAATCAAGGATTTGAGCATGACCCCGAAAAACAATTAGCAACTATATCAGGTTATTCAAAGCCGGGTATTTTTGAGGACTGCAATATACCACCGTCAATTTATCCATTACAATCAGACGGACTAAGTTTATTACAGATTGCCCGAAAAATAACAAGCCCTTGGAACAACGATACCAAATATAAAATTGGACTCATTGTTGATGATTCAATTGCGGGCTTGGCAAACAAAGCGTTGAAGTCATCCACGGCATCAGAAACAGATACCATTGCGGGATATTTAAAAACATTGGCTCAGCAAAAAAACATTGTGATTTCTCACGATGAAAAAGGCAACTTACTTTTTACTAGCGCAAAAACAGACCAAGAACCATCGCTTTCTTTTGATTTCAGAAATGGGATGATTCCCGGAACAAACTTTAAGCACAACTTCAACGGGCAAGGTGTCCACTCGCATATTACTGTCATGAAACAGGCAAGTTCGGACGGTGGTAACGCTGGTGAATATACCGTTGAAAATCCATATTGTCCAGTTTTTTACAGACCAAAAACGGTGGTACAATCTTCAGGGGATGATATTGATACTAAAGAAGTTGCTTTGCGCGAATTGTCTGCTGAATGGGAAAACTTAAAACTTACAATCCAAACAGACCGTTGGGAAGTCGATGGTAAAATTATAAAACCAAACAATATTGTCGAGATATTCGCGCCCGAGTTGTATATTTACAAAAAAAGCCGGTTCTTTATTCGCTCAATTGATTTTGTTGGGGATGCTGAAAAAACAACAGCCACATTGAATTGTGTGATTCCTGAAGTGGTGAACAAGAAAATGGCTCGATCAATTTTTGAAGGAATAAACATGCACGCGTAATGAATTTCGTAAAAATCATATCGTCAACAATAACATCGGGTAAAATGATGGTTAAGCATTTGCGTATGGGTAAAAGCGACACGCGAGAATCTAAGCAAATAACACCGTTTGGAGTCGATTCAAACCCCATAAAAGATACCGTTGCTGCGTATAGTGAAACCTCTGTTATGGGGGATGACTTGGTAGTTGGATATGTTGTAAAACAATCAGCAACAGAACCAGGAGAAATCAAAATTTTTGCCGTTAATGATGAAGGTTTTGAACAAATTTACCTTCATTTAAAAAAAAATGGCGATATTTGGTTTGGCGGAAACGTTGGAAATTTAACAAGGTTTCAGGAATTACAAACAGCTTTCAATCAACTAAAATCAGATTTTAATAGTCTTGTGACAACGTTTAACACGCATGTTCATCCTGAAACAGGAGTAACAACGGGACCAACACCAACACCAGGAAGCCCATCATCAGCAGACGTTTCAGGTGCAAAGATTGACCAATTTAAAACACTTTAACCATGAGGATATTAGTTTGTAAATTACCAGTTAATTATCGTTCAAAAGACAGTTTGCGCGCAAAAATTACCGAGATTGATAATTTGATTAATGAGCTTTTTGGCACGGCTTTAAAATCTGTTCAATCAGGGAATCATGCTGAATACGAACTGGACACGGGACAAACGCGCACGCGAGTTAGATACACTTCGGTTTCTTCAATCACAACCGCAATTGAAGATTATGAAAAATTACGTCAATTGTACGTGAATAAATTGAACGGAACAACTGGAGTAGTTCAACTTATGGATGGAAAGAATTTTAGAAGATGTTAAGATATGGGAATTTTTGGAATAAAAACTAAATCTGAAAAACAAATTGAGGCTCAATTTTCCGAACTTCAAACCGAGGTTGTTAAATTGAAAACCGAGGCGCAAGCCTTTGCTGATTATGGCACAATCATTCCGTTGGGAAGTCGTGTTTTGCCTTTTAACGGTGAGAAAAACCTTGGTGAAATGGGACCAGTTATTTCGTGGATTCCCGATTACTACTCTTTGGCTGCCCGATCTTGGCAAGCTTACTTGGAATCCCCACTAGCAAAAACCATTTCCGAAAAGTGGACCGGTTGGATTATAGACGAAGGACTCAAATTAAAAGCGAATCCTGCAAGACTTGTTTTGGAGTCCGAAGGGATAACCATGACCAAAGAGCAACAAGAGCAATTCAATGATATTGTTGAGGCTCGTTGGGGTGTTTGGGCCGGCTCAAAGCGCTCATCATGGAACAATCAGGAGACATTTGCTGAAACAACACGTAAAGCATATATCAACTCCAAAATCGGAGGTGATGTGCTTGTGGTTTTGAGATATGACAAGGGGGTAAAGGTTCAGATTATTGATGCAATGCGTATTGCTCAACCAATAGCACCTATTGACCCTGAATCAAAAAACATCATTTCAAATGGTGTCGAGGTTGACCCGACAGGAAAAGTTGTTGCTTATCATTTGAGGAAAGCAAACTCACTAGAATCTTACTCTATTCCTGCTTACAATAAATCAACTGGGCTTAGAACAGCATTTTTGGTTAAAGGTTCGCAATGGCGTTTGGATTACCACAGAGGTTTACCCGTTGTAGCTACCGTTTTGGAATCCTTGAAAAAAGTTGAGCGATATCAGGAAGCTACTGTTGGAAGTGCTGAAGAAGTTGCAAAAATCGCTTACCAGGTAGTGCATCAAAATTATTCAGACGGTTCGACACCTTTGCAACAACAATTAGCAAAATCGATTGGCGAAAATATTGAAGACCCTGTTGATGCCTTTGGCGAAAAATTGGCAAAAAAGATTGCTGCGACAACAAATAAACAGGCATACAACAACCCGAAAGGGGCGGAAATAAAGACTATAAATCAAAGCAATAACTTACAAGGGTTTGAAACCTTCTACAGTTCAAACGCAAACATTATTTGTCCTGCTATTGGAATACCGCCAAACGTTGCTTTGTCTATTTATAATGATTCGTTTTCGGCATCAAGGGCAGCGACAAAAGATTGGGACCATTCAATGGACGTTGAACGTTCGTTTTTTGCAGCGCAGTACTACCACTACATATACAAGTTTTGGTTATACATGGAAATTTTGAATAACAAAATTCAAGCACAAGGATATTTACAGGCGTTTGAGAATGATGATTACATGATCACGGAAAGTTATGAGGTTGCTAGGTTTACTGGACCACATTTCCCACATATAAACCCACTTGTTGAGGTACAGGCAGAACGATTAAAACTTGGTACTTTGGGCGCTCATATTCCGTTGTCAACAGCAGAGCTTTCTAGTGAGGCGCTTGGCACGGGCGACTCAGATAGTAATGCGACTCAATTTGCTGATGAACTGAACATTGCAAAAGAACTTGGAATGGAAGCAATTCAAAAGCAGACAGTCCCGCCAAAGACACCAAGCGAGTAAAAAAAATAAAAAAAATAGTGCAATAAAAAAAAATGTATTAAATTAGCAACATGAATGAGGTATTGGTTTATGGTCCTATTTATGATTTTTCCGCTCAGGAATTTGTAAGGTCATTCGCTGAGATTACAGGCGATTCTATTATTTGTCGAATTAATACAAATGGTGGCAATGTAGAGTCTGCGTGGTCGATGGTGGCAAAGTTTCGCGAATTTGAAGGAAATAAACTCGTAAAAGTTGACGGCAAAGCCTATTCAATGGGATTTGGTTTTTGTCTTTATGCTGATAACGTTGAAGCGTTGGATGTTTCTCAGTTCATGATTCACCGTGCATCTTATGGTGATTGGTATGAAAACTCCGGTTACATGACCGAAGCTGAGTTAACATCACTCAATAATGTTAACAAGGCGTTACGCGCAGCATTTGAAGCAAAGATTGATGTCGAAAAGTTTGAAAACCTGAAACAATGTAAAGAAAATGGTATTACAGCTGACAAATTGTTTTCCATGGATAGCAGAGTAGATGTGTTTTTAACAGCTTCGGACGCAAAAAAAATCGGATTGGTGAACCGAATTGTAAAAATCACTCCTGAAAAAGCAGCAGAATTAAACAAAAAATTAGTTAGTATTGCGGCATCAGGTGACGGTAGCGGAATAGATGATTTAGTTATTAAAGTTCCCGTTGCTGAAACTCCAATTACGGAGTCTGAAAATGTAAAATTTTTAATTATGAATAGAGCAGAGTTACAGGCGAAACATCCTGAATTATTCGCTGAAATCGTTGGACTTGGCGTAGCGCGGGAGCGTGACCGAGTTGGTT